AGGAAGCTTGGGAGCGTGCGGGCCGAGAGATGCGTTCGGGCTATGACCTTAGAACAGCTCGTCGTTCAATGAACCTGATGACGATTGAGTGGCAGAGTAAAGGCATCAACATGTGGACAATGGAGCAGGGTATCATTAACCTGACTCCGGGGCTTGCCACCTATGCCCTGCCAACAGACACAATTGATTTGTTAGAGCAGGTCATCCGTACCGGGTCTAACACTGCGTCAACGCAAGCGGATCTAACCATCACACGTATTAGTGTTTCTACTTATGCGACCATCCCAAACAAGCTACAGCAGGCGCGTCCAATCCAAGTCTGGGTCCAGCGCTTGTCTGGTGAAGTCAATCCTACAAGCTCTACGCTTGCTTCAGCCATCAACTCTACAGACACCACGATCACGCTTAACACGGTGGTTGGGTTAGCCAATGCTGGGTTTATACGCCTAGACAACGAGGACATCTACTACACATACGTCACAGGGAATACCCTAGGCGGCGTGTTCCGTGGCCAAAACAATACGACCGCAGCTTCTCATGTGATTAATACTGCCGTGTATGTGCCCCAGCTTCCTGCTGTAACTGTCTGGCCTACGCCTGACAACTCTACTCCTTACCAGTTTGTGTATTGGAGACTGCGCCGAGTGCAAGATGCTGGCGCTGGTGTTGAGACAGCAGACATGAACTTTCGCTTCCTGCCTTGCCTTGTTGCTGGTCTGGCATATCACATTGCCATGAAAGTGCCTGAGTTAATGCCTCGCCTTGATATGCTCAAAGCTGCATACAACGAGCAGTTTGATCTGGCTGCTGGCGAAGACCGCGAGAAAGCTGCTGTTAGATTTGTACCCCGTCAGATGTTTATCGGTGGGAGTATGTAATGGGTAACCGATTCGCATCCGGCAAGATTGCGATTGCTGAATGTGATCGCTGTGGACAGCAGTACAAATTAAAGAAGCTTAAGACCGAGGTCATTAAGCAGCGTCAGTATCAGTTATTGGTGTGTCCAGAATGCTGGGATCCAGATCAACCGCAGTTAATGCTCGGCACGTTCCCAGTAGATGATCCACAGGCATTGCGTAACCCACGTAAAGATACAACCTATGTAACGTCTGGTGTAAACGTACTAGGCAATCTGTCTGGTGGTTCGCGAGACATTCAGTGGGGTTGGGCACCTGTAGGTGGATCTAGATTTTTTGATGCAGAATTGACCCCCAACTACTTGGTGGCAACGACATTTGTTGGTACAGTCTCTATATCTTAAGGAGTTTAAACATGGCATATACACGATCAGCTGACGGCATTGCAAAAAAAGGCAAAACTGAAGGTAAAAATTTGGGCAATAGCGGCCCAAATCAAAAGGAAATGATGGGCGGCATGGGCAAAGGTAAGGGTAAAACCAACGCCGACATGTTGTCTATGGGCCGTAACTTGGCAAAAATTGCCGCACAGAAACGAGGCTAATCATGGCTACATTTAGCAAAAAAATGATGGGTAAAGAAGTTGGTGATGCCAAGGTCTACGCCACACCACACACCATGACTGGTAAGGTTGTTAAAGCTTCTGAAAACCCCGGTTCAGGTTCTGACCACAGCGATGCCGGAACAGTCAATATGGCTGTAGGTAACGTTTATCGTCGCGCACAGCCAGCAGCAAAGACAACTGGTATCAAGATGCGTGGTACTGGCGCAGCTACCAAAGGCACTATGTCTAGAGGCCCGATAGCATGACATACAACGAACTCGTCACGTTGGTTTCAGATTACTGTGAGAACACGTTTCCCACGGTGGATATGGACACGTTCATTCGGCAGGCGGAGCAGCGTATTTACAACACTGTTCAGATCGCCAATTTGCGTAGAAACATGACGGGTACTTTGTCGGCAAACAATAAATATTTGTCTGCTCCCGGCGACTTCCTGTCTACATATTCTTTGGCAGTGATTGACACCAACGGCGACTATCTTTATTTGTTAAACAAAGATGTGAACTTCATCCGTGAAGCATATCCCAGCTCATCTGCAACAGGTCTTCCAAAGCATTACGCCATCTTTGGCCCGTCAACATCTGATTCCAAAGAGCTGTCGTTTATCCTTGGCCCTACACCAAACACCAACTACGGTGTGGAGTTGCATTTTTACTACTACCCAGAATCCATTGTGACTGCTGGCCAGACTTGGTTGGGTGATAACTTTGACTCTGCATTGTTGTATGGAACGATGTGCGAAGCAGTCACCTACATGAAGGGTGAGGCAGACATGGTTAAGTTGTATCAAGATCGCTATGTGCAAGCGATTGCTCTGCTCAAGAACTTGGGTGATGGCAAACAGCGTATGGATGCTTATCGTGATGGACAAGTACGAGTGGCGGTGTCATGAGTTCTATTGTCCAAACGCAAACCACCAGCTTCAAAAAGGAGCTGTATCAGGCCGTGCATGACTTCACGACAGACACGTTCAATATCGCTCTGTACACAGCTAGCGCAGATTTAAACGAAGCCACAACGGTTTATAGCGTTACCAATGAGGTGACGGGCGGTGGCTATGTGGCAGGTGGGATTGCGTTGACTGGCGTGACCATTAATTCTGATGGCTACACCGCATACGTAAACTTTAACAATGCAGCTTTTGGTGCGGCAGTGACAGCGCGGTGCGCTTTGATCTACAATGTTACCAAGGCAAACAGATCGGTGGCGGTGTTGGACTTTGGCTCAGACAAAACATCCAGCTCCTTCCTCGTAACCATGCCATCTAATACGGCAACAACCGCGTTAATTCGCTCTTCAAATTAAGGAAATATCATGTTTAATGAAGCCGCCAAATCTACAGACATCGTAGCCGCAGCCTTGGCAACTGCAAAACCCATCACCGAAGGCGTTGGCGCTGGCGGTGTTTACACGCTTCAATGTTTTGACAAAGACGGCAAGCTAAAGTGGGAACACAGCTCCCACAACTTGGTGGTCAACGTCGGCCTACAGGACATGAACGCTCAGTATTTCAAAGGCTCTGCGTACACAGCCGCTTGGTTTATCGGTCTGATTGACGGTCCGGGTTCCGGCACTACGATTGCTGCCGGCGACACTGCATCATCTCACGCTGGGTGGACTGAAAACGTCGGTTACAGCAACGCAACTCGCCCCGCTGCCACATTTGGTACGGCCACCACAGCCAACCCATCCGTGCAGACTAACTCCGCGTCCCCTGCTTCGTTTTCGATCAACGCCACCTCTACAATTGCTGGCGCGTTTTTGATCAGCAACAGCACTAAAAGCGGCACTACTGGTATCTTGTTCTCGGCTTCTGACTTTCAATCTCCCGGCGACCGCTCGGTGGTGTCAGGCGATACCTTGAACGTAACTTACACATTCAGCTTAACAGCGACTTAATCAGGAGTTAAATCATGGCAACAAAATTTGCAAAAGGCCAAGCTGTCAAATTGATCGCAGTCGTACCAGAAGGCCCAGTTCAAGCTCTGCGCATGGACGAAGACGGCAACTTCTTCTACATGATTGAGTGGACTGATGCGGATGGTAACGTCACGCAGCGCTGGTTTGAAGAGGCTCAGTTAGAACAGGCGTAATTTATGGCACTCGTACTCAAGGACAGGGTCAAGGAAACCACGACCTCCACGGGTACGGGTACCATAACACTGGCCGGGGCAGTCTCCGGCTTTCAATCTTTTTCGGTTGTTGGTAATGCCAACGTAACCTACTACGCCATTGTTGGTCAGTCCCCCTCTACGGAGTGGGAGGTTGGCATTGGCACGTATACGTCTTCCGGAACTACGCTTAGTCGGGACACCGTTTTAGAGTCCAGCAATTCTGGCTCGCTCGTTACATTCTCCGCAGGCACCAAAGACGTCTTTGTCACGTACCCCGCTGAGTATGCTGTTGTAGCAAGTAACAACTTTGGCACAGCTGGACAGGTGCTTACCTCCAACGGACCTAACGTAGCCGCAACTTTTCAGGCGGCAGGTGGTGGAGGAGCATCTTCACCTATCCCCAAATTACAATCTTGGTCAATCGGAGCAATGTAAATGGCACAGAACACAAACCCTATTTTCCCGCTAATCCCTGTTAACTCATGGGTAAGCGGTCCAGCAGCTAACGCAGCAACTCCCGGCGTAACAGCTACCACAACTAAAGACCTGACATCAGGAACTATTTACGGCCCTATTGAAACAGCGGGTGCTGTTGAAGGCTCACGGCTAGACTTCATCAAAGTCAGGGCGCTCGGTAGTAATGCAGCAACCGTTATTCGCATCTGGATTAACAATGGTTCTGTAACAACCACAGCAACCAACAACGCTCTTTATCTTGAGCGCACTTTGTCCGCAACAACTGTTTCTGAAACAGCAGAACTTCCAGACATCATCTTGCCTTTAAACATTAGTTTGGCAGCAGGTTATCGTGTGTACGCTACATTCGGTACAGCAGTAGCAGCAGGCTTTCACCTGACTGCTATCGGTGGAGATTACTAATGTTTACAGGGT